CCGGACATCCCCGCAGCGTAATCCGCAAGCGTGCCCATCATCATTTCGACGGCATCCGCATCGTGAAACTGTGTCGAAAGCTCCACGGCTGCCGTAGTCATGACATTGCTGTCATAAATACCATTTCCCTGTATCTCCCTCGCCTTTTCGGTAATCTTGTCATATGCCGCCGTGACTGCCGCCATGTCAGTGTCTGCGCCAATCCCGGGCTGTGTGATGTTTTTCTGGCCTGGCATATTTGCAAGCGCGCTGGCAAGGCGCATCTGCGCATTCAGCTGCGCGTCGTATGCCGCCGTACAGCCGTCAATCAGCTCCTTCGCTTTTTTTAGCCCATCATGAATGGTAAATTTGCCTACGACATTTGTAATCATGTTTTTCAGGCGTGCGGCGCTGCTCGTTCCATTCTGAATATTGCGGTTAAACCGCCCCTGCGCATTGGCGTTGTCGCGGATAAAGCGCTCCGTGCTGCCTATTGTCTGCGACAGGCACATGTAGGATTCATCTGCTGCCTGCACATCCATGTTCTGCACTGCCTGGTTCACACGCTCCTGCTCCTGCACTGCCTGACTCAGCTGCATCCGCAGTTGTTCCAGCTGCGTGTTTGCCGTGGCTGTCCCGGTATTGTGCGGGTTGCTTTCTATCTGCTCGATGCGCTGCCGTACATTGTCAATCCTGACTGCCATGCTGTTGAGATTCTGCCACGTATCGGACGGGAAAATGCTGGTGTTGTACGCCTGCCTTGCAATAGCATTCTGTGTCCCGCCCAGCTGCTGCAGCATGGCATCCGTACTCCGCACTTCCTGCCGGAAGCGCTCGACGCCTGTGCTTGTAAATACCTCCAGTGCTCCAATTGTAGCCGTATCAATCACCTCCCTTTCTTTTTCGATTTCGCTTCAATCCGTTTCCTTTCTTTTTTGTCTGCCTCCATCTTCACTTTGACTGCCGCCACGACAAACGCTTTCTCCTGTTCGTCCATCGCGAGGAAGACAGAGGGCAGAATATGGAGCTTCAGAAGGGAATAGTATGCAAAATTTGCCTCCCAATCCCCTTCCTCAATTAGTTTTTTGCCTCGTCCACCTTGTCCTCAAAGGGCGTATTAAATCCCTGAAAATTCTGGACAAACGCTGCCAGGTCGGTGTATTCCCCCGGGTCGTCAACCATTGCAAGCAAAAGCTCCTCCGGCGTGCTTACCCCATAGGAATCCTGCAGCTGGGCATCATACAGATCCGGCGTGACAACGGATGCTGCAATCAGTTTCTGAATGTACTTTCCGGACTGGAGCTTCGGCCGGAACAGATTGGGTTTTCCGGTTATCTGGACCTCGATGGTACAGTCATCCCGAAAGGCCTCATTTTCCTTTGACGTGATATGCCGAAACTCCCACGCGAGCGGTTTTCCGTTTTCATCACAAAGGGATTTGGTCGGCGCATAAAAGCCGTTTTTCTTTTCTATTTTATTGGACTTCATAAATCTGCTGAATTTTGACATTTTTTCCTCTCCTTTTCTCCGAAACCGGGCAGGAGCGAATCATCCTCCCCTGCCCATCGTGTTTTTTGCTGCTGTTAGCCGTTGGTCAGAAACCCTTCCAGGTTGTTGAACGCTTCCGGCATCTTGAAATCTTCAAATGTGAAATCCATTTCCTCATCGAGGTACTCCCCGTCGGCGTCAAACTTTGCAAGAATGCCGCCGTCAATGTTACAGTCCATCAGGATGATTGTCTGGCGTCCCGCTGCGGAGGTCTTGTCCTCGTTGGAAATCTGAATTTCAAAATAGACATCCTCCCCGGTTTCCTTGTACTGAATCATCATCTGTCGGAAAATGGATGTATTGTAATGGAACGTGGCGCTGCCTGTCCCTTTCCATCCGGATGCCTTGTTTCCCTTTCCGGTCTTGCCCAGAATCGGCACTTCCGTCTTGTTTTTCTCAAATTTTGCCTCAAGGTTGATTGCCTGCATAAAATTATAGCGGCGTGTGCCGATTGTGATAAAACACTCTGCCAGCGCCGCAAACACTGTATCCTTTGCTTTCATTACTACATTCCCATTCATTCGCCCTGCTCCTTTCTTACGCAACCGTGACGGTCATGTACAGCCTGCCCATCGCATTAACGACAGTCACGGCATCCGTCACCACAACTGATTTCTTTGTGTCACCCTGCTCCACTTTCACATCCGCGTCCGAGAAATTCTCTATCGCCCTGATTTCCTGCAGCTGCTCATGGTGCTTCACAATATCCGACCAGAGGGAAATCCGTCCTGCGGCATCGTTTGGAACGACACCAAGATACTTTGTATTGAACAGCACGGCGATATCATTGCCAATCTGGTCCATCACCCTGACTGTCTGGTTATCCTTGAAAATATCCCCCATCGTATCCGAAGTCGTGACCATCGTATTGACATCCTCAAGCACGCGGACTTCTGACCCTACCAGATGGAATGTATACTTGCCTGCCTTGACTGCCGCTGCCAGCTGGCTCTGTGTATAGGGCGTGTCGACGGTAAAGCTGCCGTCATAAATCCTGTTCTGGCTGCTCTTATTGACCGCGCAGCCAGCTGACACGCCTGTCACCCAGTACACAAGGCTTGCCGCACTGCAGCCGTCGTCGAGCACCTTATTGTTTACGCTGATGACGCCGAGGGAATCAGCTTTTGCATAATCGTAAAGGACAAGCTGGAATTTCATGCCCAGCTCATCGCGCAGCCGTTTATTGTAAGCGGTATACAGCGCCTTTGTGGCATCATCCGTCACAACTGCCCCCATGGTGTTGAACAGACAGGCTTCCGCCTTATCCAGATATGCCTGATGGTCTGCGCTGCTTACCTCTCCGTTTTCGCCGCCCTCTAACGGCATTGATACCGTCTCCTCCAGCACAATCCCCGACTTCCATGCCACGTACTTGTTATCCTTCAGCGCATCTGCTGTCGTAACCGTCTGCTCATCCACAATCTCATTTCCCAAAATGGTTTTTACATGGAATGCGGCTTCGTCATCCGCATCTGCCTGAATGGAAATCCTGAGGTCATTGCCGCGCACGCCGCAATACAATGCCTCCGCAAGACTGTTGGAAGCCTTCTTTCCGTTTCCGTTCAGACGGTATCCATAAAGTGTCTTTGTGTTCAGGAATAAATCCCGGAGCCCTTTGAGCTTGTCACTGGCGTATGGATATCCGAAAAGCTCCATGCTCTTTTTCTGGAAATCACCGCTTGTCACCTCAAAAATTTCACCGGAAACGCCCCAGTCCAGTTCAAGGGGCATTGTCGCGATTCCCCTTTCGGAAAGGGATGCCGATGCTGCCGTCTTTGATACAAAGTTTATGTACGCTCCCGGCAGCTCCTTATTTTGTACGATAAATGTTCCTCCTCCTAATGCCATTATCATTTCACCTTACCTTTCATTTGATTTTTGTTTTGTTCTTTTACATCTTTTGCCATGTGTTGTTTCAAACTACCTCCTTCATGCTTTCATGGATGTTTCCACGGAAAGCTCCTCCATGACAGGGATGGGTTCTTTTCCTCCGTAAACAAACAAGTCGTAGTTTACATAAAAATCCATCATTCCATCCGCCATTTCCCATTTCATTTTTGTGCCACGCATGGCATCTCCGGAAACAATTACCTGTTCCAGGCAGCAGGAAAGCCTTTCGGCAGCTGCATTGCATTCCCTGTTTGCCTGTTCCCTGCTTTTCGGGACATACCGGATACAAAACCGGTTCTCCCTGAAATACTGGTTTCCCCGCTTCAGCTGATGCGTGGCGCCAACACAGCGCACAAAAAAACAAGGTCTTTCAAAACCTTGTTCAAGCGACTCTGTGTAAATGGTGAAGCTGTCACCAAATTCAGCACGTAAGGAGGTGCTGACTGATTCAATTATGGAATTTGTCATGCATCCACCTCCCTAAAAAATATTTTTGCGCCAGACGGCCTTTGTCATGCCATCACCCCCCTTCAAAATCACCTGTGTATGCTGCCATTTTTAATGGGTGATTTTTTACAATATCATCATAGCACATCTGCAGGTAGGTTTGGGTAGGTAGTTGTAAATTCCTGCAGGGCGTGTCTGTGCAGCTCCTTTATGTACTGGTAGCTATAGCTCATCTCATCGGCAATCACTTCAAGCCTCTTGTTCTCAACATACCGTTTATAGAGCAGTTTTATGTGGTCCGCCTTGTTGATGTTATGAATCTCACCGATTATTTTGTGCTTGAGGTCAACATACTGGTCAATCAGGCCGTCAATCTCATTTTCAAGGTCG